TGTGAAATATCTTGTAAGAATCTGTTGCACAAACTTTTTTAAACCATTCTAAAACTATTCTTCTATCTAAATTACCACCACCTTCGTGTGCTATTGGATAATAACCAGACCAACCATCTACAGCCACAGCTATGCCAACTATCTCACCTCTTCCTTGTATTGCACCAGATCCTCTTGATTTTAAATCAAGATCTTTTGTTTCCAAGTCAATCGCTATATATTTTGCGCCCGATAAATCAGGAAACTCTTCTGGACAATCCCACTCTGTTTGCACTGTAAACATTATTTCTTTTTGGTATCTCTTAACTTTAGAATTTCTAATTCACAATAATGAATTATTTTCTCTAAGTCTTCTATCTTATTTTTAGATAAATATCTACATACATATTTCACAACACAGCCTTGGAAGAACGAAAGATTATTTTTAGAAATAAACTCGTACGGCTGTATGTGAAACGATTTATAGTGTGAACCTCCTACCTGTCTTGATTGTGGAAATGCTCTTTCTAGATCTTCTTTATTTGTCATATTATTGGTGCTCCTATATTATATTGATACTCGTAATGTTGACTACACACGAATAAGTTTTCTTTTGCTCTTGTTATACCTACAAAGAATAAACGATGCTCAGGATCAGGATCTCTTCTTGCTGAATCATAAATAATTTTTTCTATGTCTGTAAACAAAACTACGTTTTCAGCTTCTTCACCTTTCATGCCATGTATTGTAGATAATCTTATCCTTGCAGGTTTCATTAAATTATCACCTGATTCTAATAATTTTTTTATGTATAACTTACTGGACTCTGGAAAGTTTAACTGCTCCCAGCCCCCCGCTGCTCGCAACCCGTGGTTAGCCCTTAGTCCCTCTAAATTTATTGATGTAATACTTTCTAGTGTCTTACCACCAGCAAAACCTCTAGTTAGATGACCATCTTTTACAGTCATGTAATCCCATAAATCTTTTACATCTTCTTTATTTACAAAAGCACCTTGGTTTAAACGTGTCCAAACTCTAAATGCATTTAACATTTTGTTGGGAAGTAGTTCCTGCGCTTTGGCTTCAAATCTATAACTCATTCTGTATAAATAATCACGTAAAGCTTCTAACATTTTATTTGTTCGAGTCAAGATCATCCAATGATCTTTATGTAATGAAAGCTCAGAGAATCTTGCATTTAATTCTACAGATCCCTCACGATCTGTTGGCTTCCATTCTTTCTCTAAACGATGATTCATGTGTGGAAATAAACTAGTTGCTAACTTATGGATACTTTTAGGTACTCTACGTGACTGTATCTGTGGATCAAACTCCCCTTTTAAATTTATAAATATTTTTGGAGAAGCCCCTTGGAAAGAATATATTGTTTGATCATCATCCCCTGCAATGTAAGAACGAGCACACTTACTCTCTATGTAAAAGAACATGTCCCATTGCAGAGGACTCAGATCTTGGGCTTCATCGAGGAAAACGCAGTGTAGTGGTGGACAACGGTCTTCCTCGACAAACTTAGAAATCATATCAGAAAACTCAACCATACCTGTGCCTTGTTTGTATGCAATCAGGTCTGCATTGATTTGTTCGGTTAACCAAATATCGTTTGTATAATGTAAGCTTAATTCCATGGCTGCTTCTTCAATACTTAACTTTTTATTTCTAGCTAACTCTATAATACGCATATGTGGATTTTGATGTTCAACATGTCCGTTAATATTTAATCTTGATTCAAAAGACATGTCTCTACAGTAAGGTGAAAAGTTTTTAAAACCTTTCCATTTATCACCATTCAACAACTGTGTCTTTGTATTAATACCACACTCTCTTGTTCCCATAGAGTGCATGGTGCTAGCGTATATCTTGTCGTTATTTACTCTTTTCTTTGCTACTTGTGCTGCGGTGTTAGTAAAAGATATATATGCAATTTTGTCTGGCTCAGTTCCTGATTGTAATTCTTTCTCTAAATATTTCATCAAGGTATGTGTTTTACCTGTGCCCGGTGGCCCTGGTATTATTATTCTATGCAAAAGGCACCTCTTTCATTTTATCTTTTCGTGTGTTTGGTTTATCTAATTTAATTGTAGGCAGTGTAAAATATCTTACACTCTTGTTATCTATTTTACCCGTAACTTCCGCTGCATCAAACATTACTTGCATCATTCTAGCAGTCCTTTGTTTTTGATATTTCTTTGTGTCCCAAACTTTTGTTCTTAATATGTATTTCCAAAAGTCTTTAAATTTAAAATAACTTACACCATCTTCTGTGTAAGCTAATCCACGCAATATATCTTTCCAATCTTTACCTGGTATCTTGTTTATATAATCTGCTAATAATTCTTTTAATTGTACGTCCACCTTTGTAGACTCTGGTGCTTCGATAGGTATTGTATCTTTTAATAATTTGTTTATTGCCTTTCTCCAAATTAATTTACCAACTGGTGGCATTGCTTGATTTATTTGTTCTAAACATTTTAAGGAAAATCTATCTGGCTCATGTAAGTCTTGTGATTCTACTTCTACTTGTTCATCACCTATTGTTACATAATACAAAGGTGGGTCAGAATCATACTTCTGTATTTCTTTTATCTCTGTCTCTGGTACACCATCACCCACACCAAAATCCTGTAGGACACATTTTTTAGCATTACAATACGATACAATAGGTTCATCCTTACATTTGTAATTATATTCTTTGCCATCAATAGATTTAATTAATGTATCTACTTCTTTTTTATCTAGAGGTGGTTTGCAATACGCATCATTATATTTAAATATTTCTATTTGCCATTTATCAGGGAATCTTTTTTTTGTGTATACACCAAAATTATACATGGCATTATTTCTTTGACCATTTGGTATGCCCTGTTTTGCGATTGTAACCAAACATGGTGGAGCACCTGTAAGCAAGTTGTCAACTGTTTTTTCTTCTTGTATAGACAATTTAGAGAGTTGATCTTGTGTTAGTTTTACTTTATCATGCGCGTCGTAAAATTGATTTATATCCATAGCAGATCCATCATCTTTAATTCCATACCTCAAAGACAAAGACGCATTGTGGTAAGGTAGATTTAAAAAACTGCCTGTGCCACCCTTATTCATATCTACTTTATTTTGTTTAGGAAATATTTCTGCGTTTGAGTAACCAAGCTTGGCTGCCATATCTTTTAGTTTACTTCTAATTAATGCTGCAGGTACAAAGTCATCTGTAAATAAAAATACATGTGCTCCTCCAGATTTAGATCTACACACCAATAATGGAAACTTACACTCTCTTATCTTTATAATTAATTCTTTATGATCAAAGCCATTGTATACATCAATATCTATACATGACCATTTACATTTGTTTTCTTCATTTATAGGAATAATACCAAGGGCTGGATCTTTACCTTCCAAATGTTCTTGAAACATTTTTTTGGTTGGGCTTTTTTTAATTATGAAAGATCTTGTTTTGTGTTTACCTCTCTCATCAAACTCGTTTGTTTTTCTAGTTTGACCGTAGGCACTATACGAACCTTCAAATATATTTATAAACTTATCTATGTCTGACATCACCACTTTGCTTTCGGAGGCGGGACGAAGCAACGAACCGCCCCCAAAAATATTTAGCCTCTGTTAGC